TAAAGAAGACTTTGACAAGATGTTAAATCTTATTGATGGATTAATAGAGGAGAAGATACAGAATGATAGAACTAGCACTAATTAGGAGCCTTATGCAGCGTGACTTCTATGAGGATCACAAAGGTAGTAAGTGCCCGGACAAACTATTTAGTAAGGACATACGGAAGATAAAGAACACCCTGGACGAGACTATGAGTAAGCATGAGAGGGATGTGTCTATAACAGAACTACAGGCTCTTTTCTTTGCTAACAACGGGACGCTGACTTCAGCAAACAAATCTTCCTTTGAAGTTATCTTTAGTAAGATAGCGAAAGAGGAGGCCATGAATAGTGAGATAGCCAAGGAAGTGTTATCCAAACTATTTCAACAAATGGTTGGAGAGGAAGTGGCAAACCTTGGCTTTGACTATGTGAATGGTACAAAGAATAATTTGGAGCCCTTACGAAACATCCTAGATCAATATCAAGATGACTTTACTCCTAGTTTTAAATTTGAGGGAGATGACATTAGTTTTAATACTCTTGTCGATCATCTCAATCTAAAGTTTCAATGGAAGTTTAACATACCTTCTTTACGCAGAAGGGTTGAGGGACTCAGTGGTGGGCACTTTGTGATCGTAGGGGCCAGGCCAAATACAGGCAAGACCTCCTTCCACGCTAGTCTCATAGCGTCTGAGGGTGGGTTTATAGATCAGGGTGCCAAGTGTGTGGTTCTGTGCAATGAGGAAGCATACAAGAGAGTGGGATTAAGATATCTATACTGTAAGTCTAAGATGTCTAGTGATCAGGTCCTGGAGAATAGGTCCGTTGCATTGAAACGCTATGAGCCAATCAAACAATTACTATCTATTAAAGATGCCACAGATAAGAATATGGATTATGTGGAGCAGCTTGCTAAGAGTGTTAAACCAGATATTATTATTCTGGACATGGGGGATAAGTTTGCAACAGCCGGGTCTGAAAGGTCTGATATCTATTTGAAAGAGGCAGCCATACACGCCAGGAATATAGCCAAGAAATATAACTGTGTAATTATCTGGATGTCTCAACTCTCAGCAGAAGCAGAAGGTAAGATAAATGTTAACCAGTCTATGCTTGAGGGCAGTAAGACGGGCAAGGCAGCTGAGGCAGACTTGATGTTACTCATTAGTAAGAATCCAGACATTGAAGGCCAGGACAGTAATGATCCACAGCGTCACATAAGATTAGCTAAGAATAAACTAACCGGATGGCACGGCACTGTTCACGTAGAACTTGATGTAGAAACAGGGAGGTATTCAGCATGAACTGTTGGCATTGTAATACTGAATTAATATGGGGAGGGGACCATGATGTTGATGATTGTGAGGAATATAGTATTGTAACTAATCTAACTTGCCCTACATGTAAAAGTTACGTTGAGGTTTATTACCCCAAGGAGAAAGAAAACAATGAAGATAATACTTGATGTAGAAAACACGACAACTAAACGGGACGGGAAGTTACACCTGGACCCGTTTGAGCCCGGCAACTCTTTGACACTCGTAGGTGTCCTGGATTGGTTAGAGTATGATAGTGAGATATTTGTGTTCGATCATGCAGAGAAAAAGATAACGGATGATGACTCAAACAAAAAGCTGCAAGCTATCCTGGACAAGACAGAGTTACTAATAGGACACAACTTGCAGTATGATCTGCAGTGGTTGTGGGCCTGTGGGTTTAAATACAATGGTCCTATCTTTGACACTATGCTTGGAGACTACATATTACAGCGTGGACAGAAGGGCTCCGTTAGTCTGGAGAACTGTGCCATACGATACAACCTGGACATGAAGAAGTCGGACACACTAAAAGATTATTTCAGACGGGGCTATCAAACAGATGAGATACCTTTGGATGATCTGTCAAAGTATCTACACCAGGACCTTGTTGTAACCAAGAGTTTGTACTGGCGATTGATGGAGGAATATGACAAGCCGGAGGCACAATCATTAGTTAAGGTCCGGGACATAACAAACGATGTGTGTAAAACACTAACAAGAATGTACATGAATGGTTTTAAGATAGATAGGCAAGCACTACAGGAGGTGCGTAAAGACTTTGAACAGGAACTAACAGAGATAGAAAGACGTTTGCAGCAGCAAGTGAGAGAACTGATGGGGGACACACCAATAAACCTCAACTCTCCAGAGCAAGTTAGCCAGGTTATATACTCCAGGATTTTACTGGATAAGAAGAAGTGGGCTGTTGTATTTGATGATGTAGAGAGCAAGGATGAGTTTAAACAAACTGTTAAAGACAATAGTGCCATGATGGTTAAGACAAAAGCCTACATATGCCGGGCCTGTAATGGCAAGGGTAAGATACATAAGAAGAAGAAAGATGGCACACCTTTTGCTAAACCAAACAGATGTCAAGAATGTGACACAAGAGGATATACACTGACAAAATTACGACACATGGCAGGTCTAGGGTTCTTCCCCCCGTCTAAGTCCTGGGTTAGTGCTAATGGTTTTTCTACCAGTAAAGGCAGCCTGGATAATCTTATCAATATAGCCAAGGCAAAGGATATGAAAACAGCTGAGACTTTCTTGACGGACCTGAAACGACAAAGTGCCGTGTCAAGTTATCTGTCAGCTTTTGTTGATGGCATTGAGCACTACACAAAAGAGGATGGGTTCCTACATGTTAGTCTTACACAGCATGTTACAGCTACAGGACGTTTTAGTGGACGCAATCCTAATATGCAGAATATGCCTAGAGGTGGTACATTCCCGGTTAAGAAAGTATTTGTCTCTCGTTGGAATAGCGATACGTTTGGACTGAAGGGTAAGATACTTGAAGCAGACTTTGCACAGCTAGAATTTAGGGTGGCAGCATTACTGTCCCAGGATAAGGTTGCTATGGAGGAGGTGTCTACTGGATTTGATGTCCACTCCTACACGGCACAGATCATCACTGAGGCCGGGCAACCTATGTCTAGACAAGAAGCTAAGGCACACACCTTTGCACCTCTCTACGGGGCTACAGGCTTTGGTAGAACGAAAGCTGAGGCTGAGTATTACACACACTTCATGGATAAGTACAAAGGCATAGCCAGGTGGCACAAGAAACTAGGTGATGAAGCAATAAACCTGGGAAGAATAAAGATACCTTCAGGTAGGCAGTATGCTTTTCCTGATGTAGAGAGAAGGGCAAGTGGAACTCCAACACACTTTACCATGATTAAGAACTATCCGGTCCAGGGATTTGCCACCGGGGATATAGTTCCTATTGTATTGTTGGAGATAGAGAGTAGATTAGAGAGTAATAGTTTAAAGAGTGCACTAGTAAACACAGTTCATGACTCTGTGGTGTTAGACGTTCATCCATTAGAGGAAGATGCTGTGCTAGGTATTATCAAAGATGTTAATGATAATCTAAAAAAGATTATTGAAAGACACTATGATATAGAAGTTAATGTCCCCATGTTATTAGAATCAAAAATAGGGGATAATTGGCTTGACGTAAAAGATGTAGTCTGATAAAATTCGTTTTATAATTTAGGAGTAAACAAACGTGGAAAATAATTTAGCTATAATAGGAAAGTCCCCGTCAGATTTAGCAGAACTGATGGGTATGTCAAATACACCTGCACAAAGCACATCAGCTTTGGCAGAGATTAAACAGGTTCATCAGAATGTGATGGGCACAAAGGAGGTAGAGGGCGAGACTATGGAAGTTGCCATAGTAAAAGCCGGGGCTTTCTCTGTGACTTTTCCTGATGAAACTATTTATTACAGTGATAAGGTAACTATAAGACCTTTCATGCAACGCTTTCAGTTTCAGCGATACGATAAAAACTATCAAAGACCTGATGGTGGTGAGGGTCGTATGTTACGCACTGTAATGGCAACGTCTTTAAATGGCGACTTGAAGGATAACTACGGAGGCTTTAACTGTGGTAGGCCATCAGGTTACGTCAAGGATTTTAATTCGTTGCCACAAGAGACACAAGAACTGATGAGAGCAACCGATAGGTTTAAAGTTCTCTTTGGTCTGTGTACACTCGACAAAGCCAAGGATGCTAATGGTAAACCTGTGGATGTTAAAGAGTTTCCTTTCCTGATGCGAATAAAGAACAGAGATAGCTTCAAAGCTACCACTGATATCTTTAATCAGATTCAGCGAAAGAATAAGCTGCCTATTCAACATCTGTTGCATCTTGGGTCAGAAGTAAAGAGTATACCTAGTGGGGCTACTTACGCTGTTCTAAAGCCTAAGCTAGGTAAAGCAGTAGAGATTACCACTGACGATCAGGAAGTGTTGAATAACTTTGTTGAGTGGGTTGAGTCTATGAACGCCATTACTATCAGTAAATGGGAGGAGCATAAAAGACCTGATGAGTTGTCCGATCAGGAGTCTGAGATTGTTTCTAACATTGTCGAGATAGAGGAGTAGTAGATGAACCATCCTGCAGAATTGGCGATCCATTCTTTCTTACAGAAGGTAACTGAGGGTAAGTCTAGTGTTGATGGAGACATACTCGACATGGTTGCTCAAGACGTAAGGGACTCTTTGGCTCGTCAGTTCTCCGGGGAGAAGAGATCTTTTAAGCTTCGCATGTCTAATATAGGACGTAAGAAGTGTCAGCTTTGGTTTGAAAAGAATCAGCCTGACGAAAAGATACCTGACTCCCCATACTTTCTTATCAACATGATATTGGGGGATATAATCGAGGCTGTTTTTAAAGGGCTATTGAGAGCAGCTAAGGTAGAGTTTAGTGATAGTGAACAGGTGACACTAAAGCTAAACGATATGTCTGTTGATGGGACGTATGACCTTGTATTAAATGGGAGAGTTGATGACGTTAAATCAGCTTCTCCTTGGGCATATGAGAATAAGTTTATTGATTTAGCAACACTACAGGGTAAGGACAGTTTTGGATACGTATCTCAGCTTGTCGGATATGCCAAGGCTAAGGGGATCCCTGTTGGTGGATGGTGGGTAGTAAACAAAGCGAATGGAAACTTTAAATATGTCAGCGCAAATACTGTTGATGTAGATAAAGAGATGGAGCATATACAAAACACTGTGGACTACATTAATAATGATGAGCCCTTTGAAAGATGCTACGAGCCCGTAGAGGAGACGTACTACGGAAAACCTAGTGGTAATCTTAAGTTGGGCGTTGAGTGTAGTCTGTGTTCCTATAGGGAAAAGTGTTGGGACCTCCAGGTTCTACCATCTAAAGTTTCTAAGTCTGCTAATCCACCTCTTATAAATTATATAAAGTTAGCCGATGCCCAAGATACAATTTAGGAGCAAGTTTGAGGAGAGCGTAGCCAAAGAGCTGCGCCTCCTTAAGCAAAGGATTCGATATGAAAAAATGTCAATCAAATACGCAGTGCAAATGTTCAGGATCTATAAGCCTGATTTTGTTCTTAACAATGGTATTATTATTGAAGCGAAAGGGTGGTTCAGGCCAAGAGATAGGGTTAAACACCTCCTAATACAAGAGCAGTATCCAGACTTGGACATACGCTTTTTATTCCAGAACGCCTACAATTTTATAAACAAAGGATCATCAACTAGATACTGTGATTGGTGTGACAAATATGGATTTAAATGGACAGATAAGGAGATACCTAAAAAATGGTTGACAGAAAAGAAGAAGCGAATACAACTAGGAACACTAAACAAGTGGAAGTAGACAGAGTTAACAATCCACCACACTATACCACGGGATGTATAGAGTGTATTGATGCTATGGAAGCTATGATGCAGGGCTCTACTGTTGCGCCTATAGTGGGCAACTGGTGGGGGAATGTATTTAAGTATGTGTGGCGATGGGACAAGAAGGGCACACCTTTAGAACAGCTACACAAAGCTAGATATTATCTAGATAAAATGATAGAATATGTAGAGAAAGAAGAAAGCGATGAAGTTTAAGATAATAGCAGAGGTAGAG